TCCGTAAACTTTGTACCTTCTAGTGCTAATAACTTATTGATTAGTATTAGTGGTGTGGTGCAACAGGGGAACTTCTCAGTCAGTGGGAGTACAATTACCTTTGATACCACTGTATCGGCAAGTGATACTTGTGATTGGATATTACATTATGGTACAGGGTTAATTACGACTGTGGCAGACGGAGCGATTACAGAAACGAAGCTAGGGAGTAATGCTGTTACCAATGCAAAAATTACAGATGGAACAATTGCTAATGCTAAATTAGTTAACAGTTCAATCACATTAAATGGTTCTGCTGTTTCTTTAGGTGGTAGTGCTAGTGTTTCTAATACTCCAGCATTTCAAGCCACAAGAACCGCAAATCAAACAATGTCAGCTAATACTTGGCAAAAAGTAAATTTTGATAGTGAAATTTATGATACAGACAGTGCTTATGATAACTCTACAAATTATAGATTTACTATACCTAGTGGTAAAGATGGTAAATATTCTGTATCAGCAAGATTAAGATTAAATGATAATGGTAGTAATAGAATGAATAGTGTTCAATTAGCAATTTACAAAAATGGCAGTTTATATGCAAATATGCAAAACAGAAGAATTTCAGAAGAATGGACTAATTGGAGTACACAAATTGCAGTTGTTGGTAGTTTTTCGGCTGGTGATTATTTAGAAATATATTTATATCAAGAAACACAAGGTGCTAATACAGTAACACTTCAATCATCTATTGATAATAGTTCATTTGAAGCATTTAAATTAATAGGAGCATAATATGGCAAATTTATCTTCAAAAATAATTCAATATGTAGGAAGCGAAGTAGATTTTCTTAATGATGTCTTGCTCCAAGATGACGGACAAGGTGCTTACATTAAAGAATGGAACTTAGATACTCCACAACCTACTCAAGAACAGCTAGACGCATTAGAAACACAAGCAGATGATTATGAATATAATCTAGGTCAAATTGCAAAACGCAAAGCAGAATACGGAACTGCTGAAAAGCAAATGGAAAATATTATTGAAAATGGTTTAGAAGCAGAACAAACTAGAATACAATCAATTAAGGATAAATATCCAAAGAGGTAAATATGGCACTAATTAGAGTAAGCACTAATGGAATAGCAGATGATGCAGTAGATAATACAAAGCTAGACTTAGCGGACAACTATGCCTTTACGGGTACGGTGACAGGTGCGGGTAGTTTAAATTTATTATCAAATATAACAATTTCAGCTGGTGCAAGTTCAGTAGAAGTTCCTAATGTTATATCATCTAGTTATACAACTTTTTTAATAATTGGAACTGGAATAGAAATTGACACTGATAACAATCATATTAGATTTCAAATATCTACAGATAATGGTTCAAGTTTTGTTACAAGTAGTATTTATGATACTCAAGGACATGGGTATCAAGCTGGAAGCTCGGTAATTCCTATAAATCAAACTAATTCTTCTTACGCTGTTATTTGTGGTTATGGTAATCAAGGAAGTGCAGCAGCAGAAACAACATCTTTTGAATTATGGTTAGCTAATCCAACCAATACAACAGTTAATAAACTTTGTTGGGGGCATCAAGTTTCTCAAAATCAATCAGGAGGTGTTTTATTGGATGCTCAAGTAGGTATAATGATTGAACAAACAGGAGCATATGACGCTTTTAAAATTTTTCCCGGTGCTGGTAATTTTGATGCTGGAATAATTAAAGTTTATGGAGTTAGTTAATGACAAGATATAAATACATAAATTCAGTTAGAGTTGAGCTTACCACTGAAGAAAATATAGCAAGAGATTTAGAAGAACAACAATGGAATGAAGGTGTATTTGATAGAAGTATGGAAGAACTAAGAATTAAAAGAAACTCACTACTAGCACAAACAGATTACCTAGCCTTGTCTGACCAAACCATGAGTGCAGAGATGACTACTTATAGACAAGCATTAAGAGATATTACTAACGGATTAACCACAGTAGAAGATGTTGAAGCTGTGGTATTCCCAGAGAAACCATAAGGAGATAAATCATGACCAATAATTGTATAGCTTGTGGATGTGACCCTTGTATATGTGATGAGGGTTGTGATTCCTGTGGAGCATAATGAAATTATTAAACAAATTTTCCATACTAGTACCTTTATACCTAGCCGTACTATGTATGGGATTTGTTTTAAATACTAACGCTGAAACAAACACAGTATCCAGTACAGTTACTGGAACAACAACAGTAGACAAAACACCAAGCACAGCTTCAGCACCTAGTGTCATCGTAAATAATCAAGATGTATGTACAACAGGTGCAAGTGCCGCAGTTCAAACACAGATACTTGGTATTGCAGGTGCAACAGTGAATACTGATGAGAACTGTGAACGATTAAAATTATCAAGAAGTCTATATGGTATGGGTATGAAAGTGGCCGCAGTATCCGTACTCTGTCAAGACCCTCGAGTATTTGATGCGATGGAAATGGCAGGAACACCTTGTCCTTATTTTGGAACAATAGGGGAAGTGGCTCAAGCAGGATGGGATAGTCATCCTCACCACAAACCTCATGCAATCATAGAGAAAGAGAAAATTGATAAGAGAAATAAAATTACTAGTGGCATCACTTTGGGTTCTTTGTTGCTACTCATTTTACTCTAACGCATACGAACAACAATATTACGTAGGTGATACTGGCCCTAATGGTGGAACAGTTACGAGTGTTGTATTAAACTCAGTACTATCTGATACCTCTGTGGAAATGATAGGTGACTTTGAAGAAACAACCTACACATATGTTTATACAGAAACAGTAGTAGAAGATGTACAAACAACACAACAAGTAACAACTACGACTTATGAAACTGTAGAACAAACTACGGGTGATATAATTAATAACACTAATCTAACTGATGGCAGTGTTACTTGTACAACTCAAGGTACAGGAGTTTATTATGACCCTAATGGATGTGGAAGTCATGTTAGAATTTGGGATGACGGACATATTTCTAATGATGGTGGATTTCAGTTTCAAACAGATTTAGATAACTATTTAACACAAGATGAAATCAATTATGGTTTTGATGTTACAGCTTCTAATGATGTGTATACCAGTTCTAATACAACTAACTGGTCTATTACTTTAAAAGTTATTGACCCTACAACAGGAAATGATACGCAAACATCCTATAGTTGGTTATTAAATCAAGGATGGAACAATAATCTTAGTGTTACCTTAGAAGTACCTGAAAATAATTATAGTTCGAATAGTATATTATATTCAACATTTTATGGTACAGATGTTAACGGTGTTAATTGGACTATTACTCCTACAAATTTTTATACGAGTATAGACTACTTTGAACTAACTCAAGTGATTAGTATGATTGAACAAATTATTACTAATCAGATTGAAACATCTCTAACGACTACAGAGTATGAAACTGATTCTGTTTATATACCACCTGTTATGGTAGATGTATATGAACCAGTTATAGAAACCGTAGCAGATTTTACAATAGAAGTATCGACAGAATTTGATTCCTTTGAAATGAATTTTGAAGTTATGGAATCTGATACAGGTGATATGCAAATTGAAATATCAACTATGGATGAAAGTGGGGATATGGAAATAGAAGTCATTGAAGTAGAAATGGAAGAGACTTCACCCGAACCTCAACAAGAACAGGAACAAGAAGAGCAAGAAGAAAATTCAGAAGAAGAATCTGAGGATGATAATAAAAAAGAATCAACCTCTAAATCTACCAAAGAAAAGGTAGCACAAACAATATTAGCAAAGGTAATGGAGACTGCCGATACAATTGCTGTCAATAATACAAAACTAGCAGTCATGGCTTCTTTGTCCGATACAGAAGGATTTGCAAAGTATCAGGCAAAACAATTACAAGATGCTGAATTATACATTAGTGAAATTATGTATGATAGCAAACAACTTAATGACCCTTATGCCAAACCTTATAGTTTAGCACAGGATTATATTATGGAACAAATGGTAGATTTACAATGGCAGAACTAGAATTTGCAGGATTAAAGTTTAAAGGTGGAAAAATGGTAGGGATTATTATTGCCCTATCTACACTTGTCGGTGGACTTTATGGTGCATTTGAAGTCTATAAAGATTATATGGACATGAAAGAAAAGATAAAGAATTATACTGCCCCTGACTTAGGATATATTGAAGAAGAATTAGCTGTTGTTAAATCAGAAATATCATCTGTACTCGAAGAAGTAACTCTTGTAAATGATGTAGCCCAATCTTTAAAAAATGATTTAAGAGCAGATATGAAATTAATGAAAGAAGATATTAGAAATATAGATAAGATAGTTAATGATATTGAAGATAGGGTTAAAGCCAATGAAAGAGAAATAGCAGATGACTTTAAACTTCTAGAACAAGAAATATCAGATAAAATAAACAAAGCATTAAACAACCCACTCAATGCCCTCAGTAATTAATATACAGGAGAAACGTATGTCATTAAAAAAACTAGAAGACGAAGTAGCTAAACTTCGCAAAGACAATAAAGTATTAAAAGCAGAAAATAAAGAATTAACGACACATAATAAATTTCTTCTCGATAGACTAGAGACATGGGCAGAAAGAAACTTTCAAGAAAGACAAAAGTGGATGAACATGACCGTAGATGAAGTCATTGCGATTAACAAAAATAAACCTGACTATGCTAAGGAAAAAGAATTAGCCAAAGCATGGGATGAACAAAGTGAACGTGTATCTAAAATGAAGGTGGCAAACGGATGAAACTAGACCTGAAAACATTATTACCTTATATCGTACTTCTTGTAACGATTGGTATGACTTGGGGTATGTTTTCAGCAAGACTTGATGCAGTGGAAACTAAGATAGATGCAGTCACCCAAATGCAACAGGATATAGCAGTGATAAAAGAAAAGATTATGTGGATGGAAGCATATTTAATTAATAGGAGTAATTAATGGCAACATTAGAAGAACAATATAAACAGGCACAAGAAGAAGCTAAAAAACAAAGAGATGAAGGTTTTCTAGGTCGAGTTGTCCTACCTGGAGAAATGAGTTTTGAAGACTTTAAAAAAATGCAACCCACTACTACAGGACCATTAAGTTCAACAGCAAATTTATCACAACCGACAACAACACAAACAACTTTAACTGACCCTTCTCAATATGTACAGGCTCAAGTCGGTGCTGCGGTTACTCAACCTACATTACCGACAGGTACGGCAGTTACCCCTGGATTAGCATTACAACAAGTAACACCTAGTACATTACAAGTAACTCCAGGATTAGAAGGACAGGTTCAAGCACCTACTCCGACACCTACTGTAGCACCTACAATTCCTACAGCAGAAGTACCCAGTGCCGCACAAATTCAACAGGCTCAGGTAACATCTGCTCCACAATATCAGGCAGTCACAGGTCAAGCTGTACCTCAAATGGTAGCAGAGACAGGTGTTGTCACACAACCGATGGTGGCCGCTCAACAAGACTTAACAGCCTTACCACCCGAAGCAACCGTTCAAGGTCAACTCGCTAATATTTCCCAAGCTATTCAACAATCAGTCGATGAGGGTAAACCTCTTCCTGCTTTTGCTCAAGGGGCAAAAAGACTAGTTGATGCCGCCATGCAACAGCGGGGTTTAAGTGCATCTAGTATTGCCGCTGAGGCTCTAGCTACAGGTATACTACAATCATCTATTCCGATTGCTCAACAAGATGCACAGTTCTATCAACAAGCAATATTTCAAAATTTAAATAATAGACAACAAGCGGCAGTATTAAATGCTCAACAGTATTTCCAAATGGATATGCAGAATTTGTCTAATAGACAACAGGCTAGTTTAACCAATATACAATTAAGACAACAATCTTTACTATCTGACCAAGCGGCAGAAAACGCATCATTACAATTTAATGCACAAAGTCAAGCACAAACTGACCAGTTCTTTGCAAGTCTACAATCCCAGATAAATACAAATAATGCATCAAGACAAGATGCTATGAATCAATATGCAGTATCTGAAACTAATAGAATATCTGCACAAAATGCACAAAATGCTATTGGTGTAGCAGAAGCTAATGCACAAAGAGAAGCAACAATCAATCAGTTCAATGCTCAATTACAAGACCAAAGAGAAAGATTTAATGTAGAAAATCAAAGATTAATTGACCAATCAAATGTTACATGGAGACGAAGTGTTAATACAGCTAATACATCTGCAATCAATGCCGCTAATCAAACAGATGCACAGAATCTTTTAAACATTTCTAATTTTGCTCTGTCTGCACTGTGGCAACAATGGAGAGATGAAGCATCGTGGATTAATACAGCATCAGAAAATTCAAAAGAAAGAGCCCATAATATTGCGATGGCTGCTCTAGAAAGAGAAGCAGAATTAGAACTCCTTGATGAAGCATCCAAAGGAGAGTTAAACTCTTTGATTGGACAAATTGGAGTAGAAATATTTAAGGACTTTGTAATATAAGGAGAATACTATGTGGAGTACAATATTTACAGCAGCATCAACCGTACTTGGTAGAGGTGCTAGTGGTAGCAGAGATTCAGGTATTAATATAGCTGAAGCAATGGCAGCTTATGATTTTCCAAGAAGACCAATGGCCAAACCTCAAGAAGCTGTGGCTGTTGGAGGAGTAGGCCCTGCGACACAATATAATGAATTATTATCTGCGTGGGATAATTATTTAAATAATGAATACTTAGAATTATCAAAAAGGATATTTAGCTAATGCCAATTGAAAGACAACAAAACCCATTTGATACACCTGTTGCAGGACAGTCTTTAACAGACACTCCTAAGAATTATCCTTGGGAAAATCCACCAAGATTTGTAGACACAGATAAGGCGGCAAGTTTTGTATGGGATAAACTACATAAAAAAGATACGGCATCAAAAATTATTATATTATTAGAAGCAGGTGTTTCTGTAGAATCTTTAACTAAAGTAGTTATATTTTCAGGATTTTTAGAAGGTGCATTTACTCCTGATGTAGGATTTTTACTAACACCTATTGTAGAAAAAATGATTTTATCTATGGGTAAAGCATCTGGTGTTAAAAAGATTAATTTAAATAAACCTAAACAAAAACAAACACAAAAAGTATTAGAATCTTTATTTAAGAGTAGAGACATTACCATGGATATGAACAAAATGAGTAAGAAAAATGAAGACATTGAAAAAAAAGAATCTAAAGCTAAAGGTTTAATGGAAAGAGGTGAGGAATAATGGGATTACTAAGTTCTAAAACATTTAGACAAATTGCTACAGGCGTAGGCGTAGGTGTCTTAGGTACAATACAAGAAGCAAGAGCAAAAAGTGATGACTATCTTGCTGAGTTAAAACAAGCTAGAGATGAAGTCAACGAAGAAAGCCAAAAGATTGGTGCAAACTATGACAAGGCTTTACGTGTAGCTTCAGGTACAGGAAATAGTGCTTTCGCTAATTTTTTATTTAGTGAAATGTCTTTAGACCAATTAGCAGGACTAAGTGATTTAGCTCCTACAACAAAAGATGAACAATTATCACAATTAAAAAATAAATTTGAAAGTCTTGACCCTAATATAAAAGCAACATTTGAAGACAGCTCTTATTCAGAGATAGCCAAAGAAAAATATGATACAGAATTAGATAACTTAAAAATTAAAAAAGGTCTAGTTAATAATAATACTATGGGAAATAATACTGTTGAATCTTTAATTACTTCTGGAGTTAGAAAAAGAGAAAGAGCAGAAGGACAAAAGATTATGGGCCAAGTAGTTACTCCACAAATAGATGTTCCTTCAACAGAACAGTTTGCAGGTGCATACGAAACTATAGGTCAATCAGCAATTCCTAAAAAAATAGATTTTGTTAGAGGGTACATAGAAAGAACTATGGCTGACCCTACTTCAGCTTCTTATTTTTCACAAATATCTGGTGGAAAAGATATAGGAACATACTACAGTGACTTATATGATATGCTATATGGTACACCTGATGAGAGTATGGGTGGCACTGTTAAGGGTTGGCAAGATTACAAAGCAGAACAGGAAGACTAGATGCCTGATATTCGTATGCCAGATGGCCAAGTCGTTAGGTTTCCTGACGATATGCCACGAGAAGAAATAGTAGCCGAAATAGAAAAGGCTGAAAAAAGAGTTAATAGAGAATTATCTATACAATCTGAATCAGGAAGTATTAAAGAAGATGAAGAACCTGTAGGACTTTTACAAGGATTTAAAAATAATGCTCTTGCCTTAAAGAAAGGCTATCATGGATTGTATGAACAACACTTATATCATACATTAGCAAATATTCCGGGAATGATGCTATCAAAAGAAGAAAAGATAGATGCAAGAAGGGATACTGATGATGAAGAAAATACAGGTGACACATCATTTAAACGTACCGTCAAAAAAACATATGACTTCTTCAAAGATTCAGAAGAGTTATCTCAACAAAAAGCTGAAAAAATCGACAGCAAAATTCCCAACAACTTTTGGACTAAATTTTATGCAGGTGTAGGTGCAACCCCAGGAATGGTTTCCATGTATGCTGGGCCTCAAGCATTATTAAAATCTACACCCTTAGCAATTGCTTCTGTAGATGCCTTATCTAAAGCTGATGAAGGTGTTGTCGCATCTGTAACAGCAGGTGCAAAAGGTGCATTGCTAGGTAAGTATATGGATTTAGCTAACACACTAGCACCTATTAGTAGAACAATATCTTTGGGTGCATTAGGTTATGGTTCTGCTGAAGGGGATTTAGAACAAAGATTAGCTAATGGTTTAACTTTTGCTACACTAGGTGCAATTGGCCCTATTGGTGGTCAAAGAACTTTTATTGAAAAAGGTACAACTAAAATTGTAGAAGAAGTACAGAGAAGAAAGTTTATAAAAGACTATGAAAAAAAGGTAGATAGAACAACTAAAAATCTATCAGCTACCATTGATTCTTATAATCTTTTAGCAGATAAAAAATCTTCATTACAAAAAGAAAGAAGTCAATTAGAAAAAAGATTTGAAAGACAGAAAGACCCACAGAAAAAACAAGAAACAAGATTACGTATAGATAGAATAGAAACAGAAATTAAAAGTGCTAGTGCATCTCAAGGTAAATTAAAAAAACAACTAGATACTTTAGATGATTTCCTAACACATCATTCTACTTTTGTTAATAGAGTTAATCAAGAACTTATAGACTATCGCAAACCAACTGAAGCTAAATTAGATGCAGTTAATTTAATTACAGAAAAGAAAATAGTTACTAACAAAAAAACAAAAGAAAAAATAGAAGTCGATGTACCTAAAGTAATACAAAAGTATAAAGACTTACCAAAAGATTTTGTTACAACTGTAAGAAAAGGATTACTACCCAGAGAATTTTTAAATGAATATCCTGTCTTTAAAAGATATGTAGATGAATTTAATCTATATCGTATTGCTACTGAAGATATGGTATTAAAGGTATTAGACAATCCTAAAATAACATCGACAAAAGGTTTAACAGCATTAAGAAAAGGTAAAATGGAACCTTCTGATGGAGGTGTGTTAGTTCGATTTAATAAACTATCGGAAAAAGAAAAAGGTGATTTAGTAACAAAGACTTTTGAAATAGAAAGAAAATATGATGTATGGTCATCCAAGAAAAAAGATGAAAGAGGTACAGAGTTTGATAAAGAGGGCACAGTTAGTACGCAATACTTAGAACAATTAGGATTAAATACTAATCAGATTATAGCTTATAGAGATATCATGAATGGTTTTGAAACTGTTAGAAAATATTATAATTCTATGGCTAAACAATTTGGTGGATACAAAATAGCGGCATTAACGAAAAGACCAAACTTTTTTCCCCATATATTTACAGGTGAATATAGAGTTTATATATCTAAAAATGGTAGCTTAGTAGAAGCCTTACCCACAACTACAGAAGTAGGAGCAAAATTATTAATATCGAGAATAAAAGATAAGTATCAAGGTTATGATATTAACTATCGAAAGGTAGAAAAAAATAAACAAAGTGATGATGCTATTGCTTCATTCAGTAATGTTATTCAACACTTAGATAGAAGAAAAAAAGATAAGCTATCACAAGAAATAAAAAAAGAGTATGATGATTTATTTGCTAAGTCAGGATTTAATATTCACAAATTACCGAGAAAAAAATTTAGTGAAGTGTCAGGTTTCTTAGGAACAAAAGCAGGTAAGAAAGGTATTGATGATTTTAATTTAGCTATCAAGCTATATATAGAAGGTGCAATTAAAATAGCTAATGGATTTAGATTGAGAAGAAATATTCAACAATTTTCTCAAACAAGAATTAGACCTGAGTCTCATCAAACATTAGAATCTTTATATCCTAATTCTACAAGAAGTGGAAAAGATTATATTGATAATGCCTTAGGAAGACAGGTAACACCTATCGGTGAGTTCTTACAAAAAGCAGAACCCGGAATATTTAAAAACTTATATACAAAATCTGCAGCACTAGCTAACCATTTTTATTTATTACAACTAAACTTTAGATTTGCAATGGCTCAGGGGATTCAGCCGTATCAAATGATACCTCCAAAGTTAGCACATCTGTCTCAGTTAGCAGGTAAGGATAGTGTATCAGCATTAGCCGATGCCTATACCACTGTAGCTTTAATACAAAAAGAGTTAATTGTACCCAATTCCTTTTCTACAAAATTAATTCAAACTGCTACAAAAAATAGAACAATCAATGATTCCTTTCTAAGAGAGTTTGCAGGTGAAGGATATTATAAACAAGGAAAGTTTGCTGATGTAAAAGATGTAGCAACAAGACTAAAAGGTATTGCTTCAGGTAGAGCGATGGCCTCTAACATAGAACAGTTTTCTCGACTTAATGCTACCCTAATGTTTGGACATCATTTAAAAAGATTAGGCGTATCAGAAAAAGATGCTATCAATCAAGCGTGGAGAATGGCAGACAAGTATATGGTTCGATATGACTTAGCTGAGCGACCTTTTATTTATCAACAATTAGGTACAGTAGGTAGAGCCGCAGGTCTATTTAAAACATTTATGCATAACTATCATGCTCAATTATTAGAAGCTATCAAGAATAGTAAGCGTGGTGATACTGCTCAACTTGCAGGTCTTGTAGCTAGTAGTATATTGGCAGGAGGTTTAACAGGTGCATTGTTTGTAAAATCTGCTGATGGTTTAGTTAGTCTTTACAACAGAATATTTGACCAAAATGTTCCTACATTAAGTATGATGTTTATTAAAGGTGGATTACCTGATGCTATGATATTTGGTGTACCTTCTGCAGTTACTAATTTAGATTTAACGGCAACTCTTGCCGCACCTAGTGTTAATCCTATGGAGATTATATCTTTCCCTGGATTTGAGTTTGGTAAAAATGTTGTGTTTGCTAGTGCTACATTAACTGATTACTTTATCAATGACAAATTAGTAAAATTAGTTGGTGGTCCTGAAGCAGAACCCATTGTTGGAATACCACCATCTACATCAGAAATAAGAGATGCGTGGAAAAAATTAACACCTAATTCTTTACACGGTGCTATAGAATTATTCTATCAAAAAAATTCAACCAATCCTTTCTATACTAGTAAACAAAACGCTAGACTACAAAGAGACTTATCAGATTGGTTTGCTAGATTCATGTCATCCTACTCATTAAAAGAAGCTATGCTATTAAAGATTACATATCAAAGTTCTATTAGTGATAGAAGTGCATCAGCTACAAGAGATAAACTAGCAGATTTAATTGCAGAAAATATGTTTAAGTTTGACGAAGGTCTATTTATACCAGAATGGATGTTTGAAAAGGCAATGGAAGTAGGGTATACACCTGAACAACTTATTACTTCTGTAAAAAGAAGAGTAAAAAATATGAGTACAGATGCTGTTCAAAAAGTATTAAAAGGTGGAATTAGTGTTAGAGAACAAGAAAAATTAAAAATGTTATTAGATACATTAGAAAGACAATCAGGAGGGAAATAAAATGTTAGGGGGATTACCAGTAGAAATGATTACAATGCTAGGCTCTAGCTTACTTGGTGGAGTAATGTCCATTTGGGGCCAAAGTATTCAAGCAAAACAAGAAGAACAAAAGATGTTAATGGAACGTGCAAACTTCCAAATGAAATCCGTTGAGAGTGCAAGAACTTATGAGAACAAAGGATTCCAATGGACTAGAAGAATCATAGCTTTAACGGCTGTGTTCTTTGTTATTGCATGGCCTAAGATAGTACCTGTACTTATGGATATTCCTGTCATCTTAACATGGACAGAATTTAAACCAGGTTTTTTGTTTCTCATAGAGAAGAAAGAAGTATTAATGGACAGAGCATTTGCAGGTGTAGTGATTACCCCTCTCGATACACACCTTATGTCATCAATAGTGGGACTATACTTCGGTGGAAGTTTGGTGAAGAAGTAATGCCTTTAAATATTACAATACCCGTAAGAAAAAGACAACAAAAGGAAGGTCCTGATATTCAGCTTAAAGAAAAACCTAGCTACCAACCTTTTTTAAAAGAACAAAAAGCAAAAAAGGTAGAGACTGAAAAAGCATTATACTTTATTGATAAAGATTTAAGTAAATCTCAAAAGAAAAATATCATAGAGTACCTAGACAAAGTAGCAGATATAGAAAGCAGTGGTGGTACAGATGTATATGCAAAAGATGCAGAGGGGATATTTCAGTTTAAAGTTTCAGACAAATCATTTGAAGACGCAAAAGATAGGTATATTAATCTAGCAAAAGATAAAACTCCAATGTGGGCTACTACAGCAAAAACTCCGATGGAACTAGACTGGGATTCTCAGAGAGCATTAACCGTTGTCAACATGATAATGAGAGACCCGTCTACTGAATCAAGAGAGTATCTTATGGATATAGCTAATAAAGGATATAAAGATAATAAAAATTCTTTTTACCTATGGAAAAAATTCCATCAAGCAGGAAGCCCTAACGTACAAGAAGACAGCAATGCGTTAAGAAAACTAGGTCTTAATATTAGTTTAAACGATTTATAAACCTTTGCATATCTTCCGATAGTTCTTCAAACTTAAACTTCGTTTCATTAGCTAGGCCGACAAGAATGTTAGAATGTTGGAAGTCAGGATAGTCTTCCTTGAGATGTTTATATAATAACTTGGAGTTTACAGTTTGTTCATCTATGACTAACTCAAAGTCTCGGTTAACTCCTAAAGAGTAAAAACCAATATCAATTTTAAAATCATACTTTCTTCTTATTAGATTCTTCCAATCTTTCATCCTTTCTCCCCTCTAATTTTAACATAATTTCCATAATTCTATACACTTCTCCATAGGGTTTGGTCCATAAATATTTTAAGACTTCCTGTCTTTGTTCTTCATTTATCAAATAGTTCTTCATTTCTTTTCCTCTCTTTTTCTATTTCAATCTTTTCTATTTCCGTATTAATGATGTTATATATATCATCAAAGAATACTTTAAGATTTGCGTAAGATGTTTCAAATACACTCTTCTCTTTAGCATTTTTCATTTCAAATGCATCCAAAGATACTAACAACTTCCCTGTAAAGGGGTCTTTAATTACTCTCATAAAAATATCTCCTTATCTACAATCCTTATCAAGTCTTTTTCAATTTCCATAATTTTATCTTCATAATAACCTGATGAATTAGAACGAGAATCTTCAGCATCAAAATGTTTAGTAATATACTTTTCTAGTAATGCTATCTTATTTGCAATCTTATATATAACGTAATCTAATTTAGATTTCCAATCAATATCTGTTCTATCTACAATCATAGATTTATTTAAAATATCATTTAATGTATATTCGGTGTCAGCAAGAGGCCTATTATTTAATCTGCCATCATATTCTATTTTATATTTTAAGTAAGCATATTTATCATATACACTATCTAACTTATTTAAATATTTAAAGTCTATATCATAAAAATATTTATCATCAAAAAATGTTTTTTCAGTCAGCATATTTTTTAATTAACCTTTGCAGATACCACTCTGCTTTTTTTAAATCCTCTATACCATTTTTCTTTTTAAATCTCGTCACATACTTAATCACGTTACCTTGGAAGTAATCCATCGTATGGGATTCAATATAGTCAGCAGTCTCAATGCCTTCTCTATAATAATCAGGATTAATCTTATCCATAGTTAGATACATCAATTAGGTCCTTGATAGGAACTAACCAACCCCATGATGTATTGTTATCACCACCAGGAACAGAACGATACTTATTCTTGGCAATAATCTTTTTTAATCTTGATGTTTCTAAAGAGATAGCAAAACAAAACTTCTTACCTTTGTATAGATTAATAGTCCAGTACTGTGCTTCCGTCTTATTAATTCCACTATCCTTTCCTCTACTTTTGTATTCACAAAAATGATTACCACTCTTAATCCATTTATCTATTTCCGATTTGACTTCCACCATATCTCCGTCTAGGATTTCACCAATAATCTTTTCACCTTTTTTACCAACAACTAAGTCAGCCTTAAAATTACTTACGTATTCCATTAATTATCCAATTCTAAATCTAAAGTAGGTATATAGATTTCCTCTATTTTTTTTAACTCTCTATCGCTAGGCTCATATTCTACATGTTCTATGTTTTTATTAGGTTGAATTATTTTTCCAACCTTTTGTTCCCAAAGTTCTTGTTCAATTTCTTTCTTAATTATTTCTTCTAAAGAAGTATTGTCTTTCATTAGTTTAACTTTTTTCTCCAATCTTGAATACTAATAATTTCAGCTTCACCATTAGCACCGAGTTCTTTTTTCTTTCTATTTATTTCCCTAACACTCATCCCTATTTCATAGACCATGTCAGGGTCATCTAAAGCAATTTGGCAAAGGCCCATTGCTACAGTATAACACATCTTTTTTTCTTCGGTATCTTCTACATAATTAGAATCAAGACCACAGGCAAATCGATTATCTCCAAATGGTCTTACTACAATGATAACACTCTTGTTATCCACAGGCACGTCATCCTTCATTGGCTATCTCCTTAGGTGTATTAATTTCAGCATACCAAAGATACTTAGGGTTCTTGGCATTGGATTGTTGTTGGGGCAAGTATTGAATGTTATCACCCCAACATTTATGTTTATAAGGGCAGTATGAGCATATTGAGGACAAGACTTTATTACCTGTTTTCTTACGGTAAAAAACTTCTTCTTCTAATTCATAACACTTTTTAAAGGGGGCATCTTCCATTAAGGCTTTGATGTTCTCGTTTACTTTTGCTAATGCTTGAGAACGATACTCAGCATCATCCTCTGGAGGCTCAGTGACTAGCATCTCACCTGTAGCTTTGTTGACTACAATCCAACCTCCAAAGGATTTACCTGTGGCTTCCGAATACAGATATCCTTGGGATAGATATCCGAAGACATCGTCTTCAGCAATTTTGTGAAAACCACCACCATTTTCCCCAAATTTTTTTTCAAAAGCAAAAGGTGAAGCTGACTTGATATCATAAACCTTATCATCAATAATAATATCATACGTACCTTTAATGTCAAAGTATTGAGTATTTACTTGTACTTCACCTTGAACACCTTCAATCTTTGCTTTCACAGTCCGTAGCAACATCACTACAACTGCTTCAATCATATCTCCAAATAAGTTTCTTAGTTTATGATTATAATTCTCATAAGAAACAATGGAGTTATCACCTGAATATTTTTTATCCATTTGTAATTGGCATAAAGGTTTGCCAACATTGGACATTCTAATACGAAACTCTTTTTCTCTCTCACCTGTAAACTGCTTCACGACTGCATCTTCACAGTCTTTCTTAAACATCTCAATAATATTTTTAGGTATAGCAACAGGCTCTCGTTGAGCCTGTGCTAAAAATGATTTTACTTCTTCTAAGAAGGTCACGCTGACATCTCCTTTAAGATATCATCATTCAACATGTCTTCTTCTGTGACTTGTTGATTCTTTGCAGAGTTATGTTCACTCTTGACATAATCGTTTTCTTGTTTGACATGTTCCAAAAACTGAGACAGTATTTGTTTATCCTCATCAGAAAACTTTACATCTTTATTCGAGTCTTTAATCTTTGCAATGAAATAAGAGACGCTACCTTTTGTATGTTTTTCTGTTCCGTCAAATTCCAAAACAGTATTATACATAATCTTATTTCTTTTCGATAGGCTCTTTAATTGGTCACCAATCGGTAAGAAGTTCACACCTCGTACTCTATAAAGGACTGGCTCATTTGTTAGGGATTTTTCTTCCCCTTTGGAGTTCTTTCCTTTAATGGTGACTAGACCAAACACATTACGATAGCAAGTAATCTTATCTTGTTCTATCTTAGATGCAGGGTCAAGGTTTTCTCGCAATGCTTTCGGTACACTACCACATGCATCTGTACCATTCGTATCAGGTTTGGCGTCTGACCAACTGGTAAACATTACGGACTTATAGTTATTTTCTTCATTCTCTTCATCATATTTATTATACTGAAACGTATTCAGAAAGGGTCGAAAGAGAACTTTCTCTGCATAGATAATTCCATGCTTGGGGGAATCAACTTTATACAACCCCCGTTTTATTAGATTACCGTCTGCGTCTTCGGTATCATAGTTAATAGATAATCTAGATAATGATGAGCCACCACTCTCGGTGTCTTGGCCCAGCATTGACATCAGCTTATCGCTTGATAAGTTATCTAGATTTGATATTAGTTCATTGGACATTATTATGTACTCCTTTTATATTTGTATTATATCATATAACTGTGGATAAGTCAAGCCAATTTTCACCTTTTTTTATTTCAAAATCTAAGGGAACATTTAGCTCACAATTGTAACGGTGTAACAATGAATCTTTGACATTGATAAACCCTGTTTTTACAATGCTTATGACATGGTGGACCTCCTCGGGATGAACATCTAGGATAACAGAATCATGAACAGTATTGATTAATAAACTTTTCATTTTTCTTTTCTTTAACAACTCCCAAACATTAATACAGGCAATCGGAACAATATCCGCAGTAGCAAATCCTTGAACGGGATAGTTCTTAATGGCTGTAGCTTGGGTAGTCGAGCCGTCTTTTCTTCGGTAAACATTAGGGAAGTAGTATTCTCTTCCACTCGGTAGTTTAACTATCTTTGTTTTAAAGGCAGTATCTTGTAGGACCTGATGCCACTCCGCTATTTGTTGATACTTCTTTAAGAACTTCTCATAGTATTCTTTTTCTTTTTTCTTCCCCATCATTCCACCATATAAAGGTTTAAAGGTATGGGCTTTGGCATCTTGTCTTGAACATCCTATCACATCAGCAGTGTATTGATGCACATCAACTCCGTCTTGAATATCTTTCATGCCTTGACTATCTTGAGCAAGAAATACAGCCGTTCTAAATTCTAGCTGAGAGAAGTCGACTTCTAATATCTGCCCACCTTCAAAGCGAGATTTGATAACTCTCTTCACAGGAAACTTATCACCTCTAGGCATATTTTGGAAGTTAGGTTTAGAAGAAGATAGTCTTCCTGTGGTGGTAACATGTTGATTAAAAGAAGGATGAAGAATATTATTATCTTTTACATTCTCTTGAATACCTGTGATAAAGGTATTGAGATACGTTTCTACCGCACTATAACGAATGATAGAATTAATAAACTCTTTCAATGTACCTTCGGCATAGACACTAATTCTTTGTAGTGTTTCCTTATCTGTTTTAAATCCCCCTTGAGCTACATCTTGAACACTGTTAGACTTCCACCCAAATCCTGCAGGGGCTTGAGTTTCGGTAAACAACATCCCTTCCCCTGAACAAGAAGAACACTTCGATAATTTAGCAAAAGGTTTTCCGTCTTTTTTTATCTTTCTTACATGGCCAACCCCTTTACAATCATCACACTGTCTTGCAATGGTTTTAAAGACAGGGTCAGTATACTTGTTAACCAATTCATGAAAGGCTCGGTCAGTCATCTTGGGTCTTCTCTTTTGTTTCTTAGTTCTTTTATCAATACCGATATTAAACAAACTAGACCATAGATTTTTATCTTGGACTTTACGAGAATAAATAACCTTTGATAAATCCTCAGTGGAAGATAGATTAATCTTCGTATCACCCATGACTTGAGCAATGATTCTATCAATCTTATTCTTGAGCTGATAGTATTCTTGGTTTAATTCTTTTTCCACTTGCTTGAGTTCAGCTAAATCAATATAGTTTCCATTACATTCCATATCAATTAAAACTCGTAGGAAATCATTCATTAAATCTCTCGTAGGAATTAATCCACTGTTCGCTCTTTGATTATATAATCTTACTTGTGTAAGATATAGTTCTTTGGTAATCTTTACATCCTGTCGACCATAGTTTTCTAAATGCTCTAAAGGAATCTCATCAATACCATAACCTTCTTCCATGTAGGTAGCTAGGATATCTGATTTTAAATTAATCATATGTCTTTTACAACATTCCTTTAAAGACAAAGACTTATCCTTCATCCCTCTCATGATAATATATTCCGCTAACATAGTATCATAAAGTTTTCCGGAATAAGTAAATCCAAACTCATAGAGCCATGACATATCAAACTTTAAGTTATGGCCAATGATGAGAGTGGATTCATCTAAAATGCTTTGAACTTTCTTTTTGTTTTCATTTATTTTATTTACATCTTTCATATCCTTATGATAAAAAAAGAAGTATTCATCATTAATTCCGATACTCACTAACCGATTGTTAGGATTAAAGGGAGAGGGGTCACCTTCCTTGGTGACGGTGGTTTCTATATCGAGAGTCGTTATCACTGTGTACATCCTTTCTACGTAAATGAAGTGAACTGAGATAAAACAGGAATAAGTCTTGCTTCAAATTCTTTGTGATTTCCTGTCAGTTTGTTTTTAGAAATTGTTATTTGTCGAACAGAGGCATCATTAGGGTCTTCATTACCTTCATCAAGTTTACCAATACCCACAATCAAATCAGCTTCAGCCGCCTTGCCTGTCTTGGAGTTAGCCATAACATTAAAACTTAATCGTGTTCGACCATGAGCTTCAGCCGATGCTTGAGATAAACCTATTAATAAAACATTATGGCGTTTGGCTATCTCTCTGGCTTGAAGATAAACCTCACCTAATTTTTCATGAGATGCATTGTATTTACCTGATACATTTATCTTATCTAATTGGTCTACAATCAGAATGTCAACATCATTATCTTTACAATGATTGTTTAAATCATCCATGCTAATCCCTACACTATCATGAGTATGAACATAATCTCTAATTTTTTTCCATTCACTAATCGCTAAGTCTTTACTGCCGTTAAGAATCTCAGATTGTTTATACCCACTACAGGCATTAAGTAATCTTACTTGTGTACGAATGGCAGGTTCTTCATTACAAAAGATATGAACATTTTTCTTTTGCCATGCAAACCCCCCTTCATTAGCAACGAGGCTAACCCAAAAGGCTGTCTTTCCACTTTCAGGTCTAGCAAAGACAACCATAAAGTTACCTCGACCAATACCGTCTGTAGCATTTTGAAGAGCATAAATATTAAATTTAAATTCTCTTTGTTGGCTAACGGCCTCTAGCATTTCATCAACATCGGTAGTCACTTCCGTGCTATTCTTTGTTTCAAAATACTCTTCATCAATATCATTGAGAAATCTTTGTATCTCTTTGAAGCTATGTTGACTTGGATTATTACCAATAGCAATACAAAGTTTAGACATTTCATCGGCCTTACTCATTTTGTACATACTCTTAATAGCATTTTCAACAACACCTTCATTCATGTCTTTAATTTTTTCAATCCGACTTAATAAATCTTTGATGCTATTCTGGGCCTGGAAACTCTGATTAGCAAAATAAGTATTAAATAAACTTAACTGTAAATCACTAATACTAATCTCTTCTATTTCAGGATTGTCTTCATAGATTCGAGTAATGGCATTGTAGATATCAGCTCCCCCATTGGTGAAGAAAGAATCTGATATAATCTTTTTGATTCTGTTAAAATATTTTTTTTGTAATATGATTTTTAAAACATAAAGTTTTAAACTTCCGTCTTCCATTGTTGCCTTTCTATCTTACACATGTAAGATTTAATAATTTAACTCCAGAAGTTTAGCATTCATTTTACATTTTGTCAACTCTAACTTTGTTAAATTATCAGTATCGCAATCGAGTTTATTAGATTCGATAGGGGGTAAGGGTTTAATATCTATACCCTCTGTTGAAAGTTTATTAAAGTCAATAGAACAAGCTGAACAAGTTAAACTAAATAGAACTAAACTAAATACCGACAGGGTTTTCATCAACATCATCCTCTACTCTTAAATTCATTCTTTCAGCATCAAAAGGTAAATGAAACTCTGCTTCAAAGAACGCTTTTACTTTTTGCCTTGCTGAATCATCTAAGTCTTTCACATTAAAAGGAACTTCAAACTCATAAGGTATTTCTATGGTGGCTACTATCTGATGTTTCTTTCCAAATATCATATCTCACCTACCACGCTAACAATCGGTTTGTCTTCAAAAGTTTGAGCATCAAAATATTTATTTCGTGTAATCCCTACATGGCGTAAGTTATTGATAGCACTTTCCATAATGACTTCTTCATAGCTACCATATGTACCTTCCTTGACAATATTACTAAAGTCGGAGCGATAACCTGTTTCACTAAAGGGTAATCGATAAGGTTTTAACCTTTTCCATGTAGCGATTTGACAACCTGTCGTTTTATCTTTTTTCATTGGCTCAAAGGTATGGTCATCCTTATCCCCTAAGTCTTCTAAGGCTTTATTATAGAATCCTAAGCTATACATGACGGTAGGCTCACCGTAAATATCATCATACCTTTCCTCACCAACCTCTACTATTGTAGCCACCCCCATGATGTCTACTAAATATTTTTTATGTTTATCATACAATCCCATTTTATTTCCTTTCTATTCGTATGAGTGTGTTTTGTAGTACTCTTCATATGTTTTCTTTACATATGAAACATGTTCTTTCTCTAGTATGTCTGCATATTTTTTTGCCGAACCATAACTATCAAAAAATTTTTTTCTATCTCTAAAATAAACCATACTGCCTGTGCTTGAATACGTAAGTCTAGGTATTTTTAATTTAAATTTTAATCTATTACTGTTTCTTGGAATAAAAGATTTAATACCTATAAAACTATTTTTATATATAGGCTGAACATAATCTTTTGCGTCTACTAGTTCCTCTATAGTATTTAATTTATTTATAAGTCTTACACTTTTTCTTAACCCAAACTTCTCATTCTTTTTCCACTTTTTGTAAAATTTATTATTATACTGAGTGTACTCACCTTCTAGATTTACTACCTTATCATATTTATCTTTCCAAAATTTAGATGCAGATTCTGATAGCTTAAATCTACCTTTACGACTACCTTTTTTGTAGTGCCTTTCTAATATATTACTGTACATGCCAATCATACACAGGTAGATTAAAGAACACATAGCCTATAATAAATAGTACAACGGCTACTAATACCATTACAAACCAATCTTCGTGCATAAATTATTACTCCATTCTTTTAATTCGTTAATACTATAATACTTCAAATCTTTGTCTAGCATTTCCACATAGGTAGGAATGTGAAAAGATAGAGTATCTCTTATCTTAAAACTTTTATCGGTGGCATCCTTATCTAAACAAACCACACATCTATCAACTCTGTCAACAATAGGCATGACATAGTCTTCCTTTAAACTTGTACCTAGAATAGCAATCCCTGTTAAATTGGCCATAGCAACTTTACAGGCCGAGACACAATCTTCCACAAGTATGCCGATATACTTGTTAGTACCTGTCACGAAAGGGTAAGAACGACTAGGGTACTTGTACCATTTCGGAGTATTGGTCTCGACCAAAGAACGACCTATAGCACCAAGAACGTGGCCGTCTTCTTCAATGAGAAAAACTATTCTATCTTGTTTCACATCATACATTAATCTTGCTTCCGTATTTTCTAGTTCATACTTCTCAATGTATGCTCTTGCTTTACTATTACCATAGACGGTTACAAATTCCTTAGGAATAAGGAAGTTACCACCTGTGTCAGGACTGTTCGTCTTACTGTGTAAGAAATTTTGTAAGTCGTCTACAGTAACAGATGTGTCAGAAATGCCTTTGGAATCGCATGAGGAATGAAAACAATTCCAAGTAAGTTTACCATTTTCATTTCTAACAGAGAGGGTATTTCGATTTAAACAGAATACACAATCACCCCTATAGTGTTGACCTTTGCCAACATTTAAAGATTTTATCTTTTGTAATTGGTATTGATATTCCATTATGCTTTACAGTATACACTTTTTTTCAGAGATGTCAAGATAATTTTTTCCTTGACAAAATTTAAAAAGTATGATAACATATGATTGTCTTTGGGGGGTTATATACATATACTTCCTGTTGGGAAATTACCCTTCCTTATCCTCACTAGCTAATCCTACATAAAGAATTTCTCTATCAGTTTCTCTATCATATAAAGGTGAACTTAATCCTTCCAATATATATTTCTCTTCTGCCTCTTGCTCTGATTCTGCATTGACCAGATACTTTTTAGTTCTTGTTTCTTTTACGTAGACAACATAATTTTCTCTTTTAGTACTCACTTTTCCAACTTCCTTTCGCTTCTTTGATTGCTTCACTTAATGATGAATCCTCATACATTAAATCGATTTCATCATCACTTAATTCAGGATAGAATTTATCTAGCTCAGCTTCGCTAAACTCTTCTACCCAACCACCATGCCCTTCACAAACAGGGCATTCTTCCCATTCGTCATAACGAGGCTCAGGGCAAACAGGAATACGGCCTAGCCCTTCGCATTCGCAACATTGAATTACATGTTTTTCTTTCATATTTTTTTCCTTTCTTTTTTTAACCATTCTTTAAAATTATTATCTTTAAGATGTTCTTGTATTTGTCTATCGGATACTTGACCTGATAGAATACACTGCCATAAAAGAGGATAATAATTTTTATCTTTTTCTGTTATCATTCTTTTATCCTTTCTATTTTTTTTATTCTCACATACTCCCTATCAAATGTAATGACAGGATTCTGTCTTGATTGTTTTTTGACAATGCTCTTGACTAATTGTTTTGCATTATCAGGTGTATCGGATAACACTGAGTAATGTCTAACATTAACAAGATGAGTATAAACTTTATATTTATCCATTGTTATTTTGTGATAGGGAACAGAGGGAACTATATACACAAACTTGGATTCCTTTCTTTAAAATTTTGTTAATAAAGATACTGCTCCCTATCATGTTTCTACTATGACATACTTTTAACTGTTTGTCAAGTAAAAAATTTACAATTTTGTCATATCTCTTGTGTTGTAATAGCACTTGTACTTTCATCAAATAACTGTATAATTTATATATTATAAAGGGGGTGAATTAAATGCATGTTTATGGTATTACTGAAAAATCTATCAATTTTTTTCTTAATCTGTTTGGTGGCA